CAAAAGGGTCACGAATACCTCATCGAGCAAGTGCAACACACTGGCACGGACACGGTCACGGCCGGTTCCACCAAGCAAGTGCGCTTGTCCTACAACCACCCGATCAAGGAATTGGTTTGGTGCTTCAACGATGGTGGCTCCTCCAACGCCCAACACTGGAACTTCACCTCCAACGCCGCGACCGCTGGTTCCGTCGTCCTCGAAGCCAACCCGACTGCGTACGGTAACTGCCACGTGCCGATTTCCGAAGGTACCGGTGCCCCGCTCCTTTCCGTCGGTTCTTCTGGCTCCAGCGTCCAATGGGCCGAAGAAGGTGCTGCGCTCTCCCTCTCCGCGGGTCCGCTCGACACTTTCAAGTTGGTTCTCAACGGTCAAGACCGCTTCAAGGAACAAAAGGGTAAGTACTTCAACCAAGTGCAAGCCTTCAACCACCACTCTGGTACCCCGTACCCGGGTGTGTACTCCTACTCGTTCGCGCTCAAGCCGGAAGAACACCAACCGACCGGTACGTGCAACTTCTCTCGTATTGACAACGCTCAAGTCGCTGTGACGCTCAAGTCTGGTGCCACCGACTCGCAAGTCATGCACATGTTTGCGACCAACTATAACGTCCTCCGAATCCAAAGCGGGATGGGCGGATTAGCTTTCTCGAACTAATCTCGTTTACGTAACATCTTAATAACCATAAATTTTATAATACGTCAAATATTATAAAATTTACATTGATATGGGCGGCATTAGCTTAAAGAATTGCGTCGTATTTTTTCCAAATGGAAAACGATTATGTCATAGTGCCTTTCAAATCTAAAAAATTACACGGAGTCACATTCGCGATTGATAAACAGGATTACGATGTATATGTAAAGAAAATGCCGAGTTGGTTTCTGTCCGGTGCAAAAAATAATTATGTCACGGCGGACTGGCGTGACTGTCCGGGCGGCCGAAGAAAAATTCGACTTCATAGATTTTTGATTTTAGGTATAGACGATGATACAAATAAAGTCGTCGATCACATAAATGGCGACACACTCGATAACAGACGATGTAATCTTCGAGTATTATCAAAATCTATAAATGTATCTCATCGCGCAAATCTGAATTCAAATAACAGTTCTGGACACAGAGGTGTTCATTGGTGTAACACAAATAAAAGATGGATTGCGTGCATTCAACACAACGAAGACGTGTGGTGGAAGAAATCATTTGAAGACAAGGATGAAGCGATTCGTGCTATAGATGAAAAACGAATAGTGTATAACACGATACATGGCATATCCGAAAGACGCGTACAAAGGCTACCAGAACTCGAAGAACCGAATAGAATAATGAAAGAACTCTATGAAAAGGGTTCATATACACATAATAAGCCTTCAATTGAGAGTCGAAATAATTACAACGAAAAACGGAGACAAAAAACAGCGGATAAACGTGATGAAAAAAGACGGGAACTTCTTAATCAAACACAAACGTATGAGGTCATTCGGGAGCTGCGAAGAGTTGATGGTGATGAAAGGCGTTCTCAGAGCAGATTATCGGGTCAGACGATATCCATAGAAGAAAAAAGAAAAGTGATTAATGAAGGTCGACGATTAAAATCTTTACATAACATATAACAATGTTCCCTCAGGAAAAGAGAAAGATGAAGCGTAGTCCGGTCGCGTGGATCCCGATCGCGATCATTGCGGCGGGTATCATTGCCGGTGTTTTCATGATTAGTCGTAACGGTCCGATCAAGTTGAAGAAGTAATTTCACACTCTACACACATTTTATGCTCGTTGATATAGTCGTGTATTTTCCCACACTCGATACAATTAAATTCAGCCACATTATCCAAAACACATGGATAATGTGAGTCATCGTCAAGATACCACGTGACGTGTTCATATATCAATTCTACGATATCTCCAGGACTCATCAATTGATACATGAATGCCCATAGATGTGTTTTATGCATCGCATTAAACATTGCGCGCACGCTATAGATCACTCGCCCCGCGATTTTGTCACTCCACTCGATATCATTCGTCCCGGTGTGGAGATGTTCATATATGCACTCATTTAACGCATTTTCTTGTCGAAACGTAAGTCCTTGATGCGACATGTGATCGTATTCGAATGCATTGTGTATGATCCACTTTTCAAGTACAGCGTGGACGTCACAGTACATTTCCGCCTTAAACTGTTCCCAGTGATCATAGCACTCAAAGCGTATCTTTGGAGGTGTGAGTTTCTTTTCAAGTTCAACGATCCGACGCTGCTTTTCGAGAATGTCTCGATCGTACAAGACTTTCGAACACAGTGCGAGTCTTTCCATTTCACTAAAGTGACTTAAAATTTTTATGCCGGTTTATTATATAAAATGGGTATCATCGTGACTGAGAATGTTCCGCTTGACATGGGTTTGAGCATCGACAAATATTATGCTTCTCTCGGGACGAACGAAGCGCGAATGCAGAAGCGCGTCGAGACGAACCGCGAGTACGACGCTGAGAATAACGTGACCGAGTCTACTACCACGGAATACGTGATCGAAGGACTTTTCCATAAGTGGGTGTCTAAGGAAGCGCGGGATGCGGGTTCCAGGCCCTTTGCCCACCAAAATGTTCGCATCACGCAAGCGACTGCACCGACCGGTAACATCTACGAAATGCTTTACACGAAGTTAAAAGAAGGACTCGTCTATACACAAGATGCCTAGGCGTGTGTACACAGACGGAAGTTGTCTTGGAAATCCAGGCGCCGGTGGATGGGCCGTGGCGTTCCATATAAATGATCATATATGCGGAAGCGCGGAAAATACGACGAATAATGTCATGGAAATGACAGCCGTCGTCCGCGCGCTCGAAGAATGTCTCGCGCGTGGCATTCTTGACATACAACTTTTTACGGATAGTAACTATGTCAAGAATGGTATAACATCGTGGATAAAAAATTGGAAAAGGAATGGATGGCGGACGGCGTCGGGAGCGCAGGTGAAAAATAAACACTTGTGGATGCGCATGGATGCACTCACCGAAAAGATGAATCACGTCGAGTGGACGTGGGTGAAGGCACATAATGGAAACGTACTCAATGAACTCGTGGACACACTCGCTCGTGAGCGTGCAAAAAATGTACGTGTAATTTAAAATGAGTGCCGGTATATTGATCATTGTATGTTGCATGATGTCATGTGCCGTGATGTTTTCACAACACAAGTTATGTGGACCGATGATAACGTTCGGTGAACAGAAAAAATACAAAAACCCACCTGTAAATACGTGTAGAAATATTCATGGTATTATCAGTTCCATTCTTTGTCTGTTTACAATCGTCGGTTTGTTTTTAGTATAAAATAATTCTGCGCGTAAAATAATGGATGACGACGCACACACGCATCAGCCATGGTGTGAAAAGCAGGAGAAGCTTTTGAAATCGTGGGCCGAGCGTGCCGCGGGGTATCGCTGGTTACACAACCACGCGAGACTTCATTATAAACGTCAGAATGACTATTTGTCATATCCAAGTATCGTGATCGCGAGCATCACGGGTGTTGGGGGTTTTGCAGTACTTAATCCCAGTGGAAATGAAGATATAGATTCATCGACGAGATCTAAAATTATGATTATCCAGTACTTTTTTGCATTTCTCAATGTTATCGGTGGGATACTCACGAGTATTTCGAAGTTTAGTCAAAGTTTGTCACTCTCCGAGGCGCACTCGGTCATGTGTGTGCAATATTCGAAATATTATAGAAACATAGACATGGAACTGTCACTCGACTCGAAAGATCGCACGTGTGTCGTCGATTTCGTGAAAAAGTGTCGCGAAGAGTACGACCGATTGCTCGACGATGCGCCGGATATTCCAGCGATTTCCATCGAGGCCTTTAATATTGAATTCCCCGAAAGGATAAATAAACCGGATGTGTGTAACGGTCTAAGTATCATCGTGAGTGACGACACACACTCCGAACTCGCGTCTCGTCGTGCGATTACGCGATGGCTCGGTGCGTTCAAAGCGGTGTCGCGAAAGAGTCGAGATATGGATGATCTAGCCAGAATGGAAAGTGTTTAAAGATCAGTTTCAATGCATACTAAATGGACGACTACATCCTCGAAATCCCCAATTTCCTATCGAGTGACCTGTGCGCATCGATCGTTCGACGTTTTGAAAATGATCCCCGAAAGGAGCACGGATACTTTTCGTATCCGATCAATGGTGAAATTGTTAAGAGAGACAAACAAAACACTGAACTCATGATCTCAGGTCTCGGGGGATGGACGGACATAGAAGGTATTTTTACCGAATCCATACACAGAGCTTTCGATGTCTACATGAATCATCTGAAGACAAATTTCAACTACGATTGTAGCTGTCACGTGTACGATCGAGAACTCTCACAACCCGGATTTTATCACACACCGTTTCCCATACAACGAATCGAAAAGGGGTGTAAATATGAATGGCACCACGACGGTGATTTTCACAGGGGATATTTCGTTCAGGCGTTATTTTACCTAAACACACTTGAAGAAGGTGAAGGTGGGTGCACGGAATTTACTAATGGTCGAAAGGTACGACCCGAGGCTGGTAAACTCCTGATTTATCCGTGTTCGTGGACGTTCTTACACACGGGTGGTGAGGTCTTGAAAGGCCCTAAGTATATTTGTACCTCGACGATAGGATTTGGACAAACTTAAAAATATGAATGTATGTGTAAACATATGAACATCGGAATTTTAACCGCGGGTGGTGTATGTCCAGGTGTGAACAATGTCGTGCGTTCAATCGTGCTTCGCGAACGAAATCAAGGAAACAAAGTCATTGGATTTAGTGACGGTTTCCGGGGCGTAAATGATAACGTTCACGTATCACTCGAATGCGAATCACTCCTTCGCGTGTCATATGATTACGTCGATATGAGTAGAGCTGTCAAGAACGTAAAAAATCTTGATCGACTCTATTGCGTGTGTGGAAACGAATCCATGAAATCTGCGCGCGATCTCGCCCTCGATGATCGTGTTGATACGAACATCATAGGCATACCGAAAACAATCTATAATGACATT